TCCTATTCAAGTTACCGAATACATGAGCGAATGCAAACGCAATGTGGGGCCTTGGTTATCTCATCCTAAACGTATGTTGCGCCACAAGGCCATGATTCAATGCGCACGCCTGGCATTCGGTTTTGTAGGGATCTACGACGAAGATGAGGCTGCACGCATTCGGGAAGTAGATATGGGTAAAGCACAAGTTATTGATCCAGCACTTCCTACGATTACTAGCGAGCGCTTAGAACAATTGTTTGCCAATGTTGAAGGATGCACTAGCTTAAAAGAATTGCGTGAAGTGTATTCAACAGGTAATGCTGAAATGCTTGCTGCTAAGTTTGACAACAAAGCTTTTAAACAAGCTTGTACTGATAAAAGTAATGCACTAAAAGCTTTACCAGTAGAAAGCGAGGCAGCGTAATGTTAATTATTTCTAGCCATGAACAAGGCACTCCAGAATGGTTTGCTGATCGCCTTGGTAAAGCCACTGGATCGAACGCTAGCGCAATTATGGCTAAGGGTAAGACCAAAGGCACTGAAGCAGTTACGCGTCGCAACTATCGTTTTCAATTAGCTTTAGAACGTATTACTGGTAAGCCAACTGTTGAGATGTACAAAAACTCTCACATGGAACGTGGTAATGAGTTGGAGCGTTTTGCGCGCATGTCACATGAAATTATTACAGATGAAATGGTTGAAGAAGCGGGATTTTGCTACCAAGATGGCACGATGTTTGGCTGTTCAGTAGATGGATTTATGCAAAACCGTGAAGGTATTGCTGAATACAAGTGTCCACTATCAGCGATTCATTACGGTTACATGGAAGAAAACAAAGTTCCAAATGAATACAAGTATCAAGTAATTCATAACTTACTGACGACTGGCGCTAAATTTTGCGATTTTGTTTCTTACTGCGAGGCAATGCCAGAAAAACTTAAAACTTTTGTTTTTCGTTTTGAACCCACTCAAGATGAACTCGATGAATACCAAGAAGAACTAAACCGATTTTTAGTAGATGTCGATCTACTGACTGAAGAAATAGCTTTAAAAGCGGCTTAACTACCAGGGCAAAAGCGGATGCGTATGGATGCCACATCACGGAGTGGACAGCGTGCAGCGAGTCGCCCTGACCTATTAACTAAAGGAGTAACACAATGGCATTAGTTCTATTTAGGCTTCAAGATGGTGAAGATAAAACAATTGAAGTACAAATGTTTGACGAGCCAAAGTGCTACGAAGGACAAACAGTATTTTCACCAGCACAACATTTAGCAGCCATAGCTTTAGGCGCGATTCATGCTGAGATTGAAAAGAAAAAACTTCAAGACAAACCTAAGAGCAAATTGATCTTAGCTGGCGCTGATGAGATGCCTCATTAATGACGCCGGAAGATTTAAAAGATTATCAGTTTAGCTATGTCAGTAAAGAAGTCATGCTTTTGTTGATGCACAGCCCAACGCTAGATGCAATAACTGAAATCAGAAAAATAATAGATGTACTTACAGATTCATTAATACAAAAAACCTTGGAGAGTTCAATTGGCTTCCGTAAATAAAACAATCGTTGTAGGCAACGTCGGTAAAGACCCAGAAGTACGCATACTTCCATCTGGTGATGCAGTTTGTAATTTTAGTGTTGCCACTACTGACAAGTGGAAAGATAAGTCATCAGGAGAAATAAAAGAGGCTACTGAATGGCACCGTATGGCTGCTTTTGGAAAGCTTGGTGAGATCTGCGGAAAGTATTTAAAAAAAGGTAGTCAAGTCTATACAGAAGGAAAACTTCAAACCCGTAAATATACTGACGCTTCTGGTATTGAAAAATACAGCACTGAAATTCGCATTGAAATTATGCAAATGTTAGGTGGAAAACCTTCCGAAAATTCAATGAGCAATCCCCCTGTTAGCAGGGAATTACCAGATATGGAAGATGATGCCCCTTTTTAATGTATTCCCCCATGAGGGATTAGCCTTTGCTGGAATTGTCATAGTGGCTTACGTCATTATCGGGATCATCTACTTTTTGGAAAATAAATGAGGCGTGCAACAAGAAGAAGGAAAAAACGTGTACCAGAAAATAATACTGTTGTGGTCGGAGTTAATTACTTATTATGGAGATTTACACCTGGTAGCTTACCTGGCCTTAACAATATATTTCCTGTTTTATGTGACCTTAGATATAGTAAAGATGTAGTTAGCGCTTAGGATTATTATGAAAAAGATTACAAAACTGTTGGCTTTATTGATATTTGTACCTGCATTGTCACATGCAGAAGGCGTGGCAATGATGCCCAATAAAGCTGGCGGGAAAATTGTTTTGACGGATGATGTATGCCGCAGAGATGGAAAAACATTTTCCCCATTGATGAGGGCTTATTTTTATACTCAAGATGGATATACCCAAGATGGGTGCTGGTATGCAGAAGATGAAACAGTATTGATTTCATGGCCAAGTAAAGATGGCAAAACCTTTGATCAACACCGTTACTTAATTAAAGACTTTACTGTTACCAAGAAAACAAACGATACGGGAGTAATTAAGTTATGACTACCGTATTTCAAATTGAAGATAACGCGTTGCAAAACATGTTATTTCAGGCCGCAAAGTTAGGTGCTGAACAAGCAATTAGCGCTTTAGTGTCATATAACCTGAAAGATGCAGCACTTAGAATTGGAATTACTCCAAAGACTTTGACAAAAAGGATTATGGAGGGGAAGATCAAATCAGTAGATGGTCGCGTAACTGGAAACGAAATTAGACGTTATTTAGGAAATTAAATGAAACGATTACTTTTAATGTTGTTGTTTTTTATTGGCACTGCAAATGCCCAATGGAATAGCGCACCTCTTTATCAAGGGACAACATCTAGTTCTCAAGTTGGCAATCAAGCGTATTACAACAATGGTACAAATTCTTCTCAAGTTGGAAATCAAACTTATTACAGTAATGGCGTAAATTCTTCAACTGTTGGTAATCAAACTTATTTTAGTAATGGTCAAAACGCGACTCAAGTTGGAAACCAGACTTCTTATAGCAATGGCGTGACATCATCTCAAGTAGGTAATCAGACTTATTACAGTAATGGCCGTTCATGCTCTACGGTAGGCAATCAAACTTATTGCAATTAAAGATAACAATGAGTAACGAAAATCAAAAACCAGTAACAGATGAGTACCGTAATCAGTACGATTCCATATTTAAAAAGCCTAAACCAGTACCAAATCCAAAACCTAATCCAGCCTAGAGGCAATATCTTCTGGTTTAGGGTTGTAATAAGTCAAAGCCCTTTTAATATCAGTCCATCCAAAAATTTTACAAAGATCTAATAGCGCTTGTTGAGCGCTAATTTCTTTATTGTTTTTAAACTTTCCAGCCATCCAAGTGGCAGCTGTATGTTTAGAGTCATGGAATGTAAAGGTTTTTATCTTATCGATTTTTCCTTGTTCATCTCTAAAGGTTAATCCAACATCTTCACGGATCTTTCTAAATCGTGACTCTAAAGTTTGAGATTGCAGTAAGAACACGGAAGTCTTATCAAAGCCTTTCATTTTCTTAAGGATGCGAACAGCTTTTTTGGACAACGGTACATCTCTACCGATACCCTTTTTCCTTCCTACTTTATCAATCTCAATCGTTAAATGTCTTGGGTGTACGTTATCCCATGTGAGAGATGTCATATCCCCAGCACGCATTCCTGATCTCAATGCTAGTAGGAAACAAACGGCAATAGATTCAGTTAATGAAGTAATTTTTCCATTAGGTGTATATCCGCACCCTCTAAGCATTTTCTTAATCTCTGATTTGGTAATCAATCGATCTCGATCTGCGGGTTCTTGAGGCTTTTTAACATCAGCAATAGGGTTCTCTTTAATCCACTTCCATTCCTTGCGGACGACTTCCATCATGGCCGAAAGAATCCCAAACTCACGCAAAACTGTTCCAGGCTTAACGGTCTTTAAACGCTCATCCCTAAACTTACTAAAATCATCGGTATCAACTTCACCGATTTTCTTATCTAATGGTAGCCAATCCCTATGCTCTAAGAAAGCATTTATCCGAATCTGCTCCCATCTTTTCCCAGCATTGCGAACGGTAATCTCATTTCGATATTTTTCTAATGCCTGGCGTAAGGTGTATCGAAATTTAGGTTGAGTAGTTGCAATTTGATTGATTTGCGTTTCTTCACTAGCAGCCCAGATTTGAGCATCACGCTTAGTAGAAAAAGACTTAGATTTGCGTATGCCTTTGACTTCTATTTCAGCGGTATAGCCTGTTTTGGTTTTTCTAAAGTAGGCCATTGGAAACTTATACGGGATTTTTCACGGGATTTATACGGGATTGATATTCACTTTGCATTCAATTTAACAGAATTAAAGAGAAACACCAACCCGTAAGCCCTTATATTTACTGCTTATTTCTTTTTATAAGGAAATGAAATGTATGTTGTGGTGCCGCTTGCCAGCACCAACGGCCTATATTGGCTGGGCTTCTAAAGGATATTTACGGGATTTTTACGGGATTAGATTTTAATCTTCTCGCCACGCCACCAAATATGATCTTCATCAATAACTTCACAAAGTTCTGGTGGCAATAACTTACCGTCTTTGATTGTACCGACAGCAAAACCCTGACGCCAGTTGCGGGGATTATCTTCCATGTACCCAAATTGAGCGCCCCAGGTAATCCCCAGAGCTTGCTTGGTTTGTACATCTTGAATCCATTCGCAATCAAATTGTTTGCAGATGGGCAGTTGTTAGTGGTATCAGTAACTAGATGTGACCAGCCCTGTTTCTTAGAAAATCGGGATCGAACTCGAATTAAACGATTGTGCAAACCAAGCCCCCTATATTCATATTTCACACCTGCGCGACACATGTAACCCGTGTTACGCCAGCTATTTGATGGGCTTACCCCACAAAATCCGATTGGCTTTTTGCCGTCATAAACCAGCCACCAATAACCAGAATCGAATTCAATCAATTCCTCTAATCTAAAAAACTCGCTATGAAGCTTCTTTAAATGTTCGCGGATTTCTTCTTTTTGAATATCAACGGATTTAATTTTTAAATGGGTTGATGTCATCTGGTCACTTTCGGCCAGATAAATGCTTTATCTTTTGTTCCATCTCATAATCTTCACGACACTCAGCAGCGCAAAATCGGCCTTGAGTAATGGATTCATTGCAATATAGACAATGACCAGTAAAGTGAAAAGGTTGGTTCTTAGATCTTGCTGCTAGGATGGATATGTCGCGCTCCATCATTTCGTGATCAGTAGCTTGATCGTAAATGTCACTCATATTATTTAGGCCAAGAATCCTGCATCATTTTAAGGTCGGCTGCGTAGGTGTCAGCTTTAGCTGCCACTTCTGTATATTGGCTTGTGCATTCTCCGAATACGTTACTGAGGGTATTGACTCGCTCAATGAGGGCTTGCTTGGAGTAGTTGGACAAACCGCTGTTGTACTGGGTAATGGAGTCGCGCAACCGGTTAGATAGCACAACACTATTAGCGCTAAGAGTAGCCAGCCTTTGCTTTGTGACAGAAAGTTCATGTTGAGCCTCATCTAATTGAGATTGCAATTTACGGGTTTGAATCGCTGCAAGCTCTAAATCTTTATTACGCTGGACATCTTCTTCAGATACACGGCGCTGATACCCAACATTCTCATAATGATTGATAGCCTCGTACACCGTACCAACGATGATAAGAATTGAAATTGCAATGGCTATTAACTTAAAAACAATAGACTGGGGATTGAGATCTGAGATATTCATGATTGCCCTATACAGGTTGAGTATTCTTTTTGACGACGTGAAACTAAGCCAGGAATTAAATGGCCTTGGTGATCGTGGATATACCAGCCAAGCATTGCATTACAAGCACCTTGGTAATCTTGTTGATTTGCTTTAACTGCTATTGGTGACTTACAGAACGCGTTTACACCGACGTTGTAGGCTAAATCGGTATAGCTATCAAACTCATATTGAAAAAGTGGGGCTTGTATGCAATTTCGTACGCCTTGAGCATAGATATTGACGGACTTTTCAAGTTGGATCAGTGCGCGTACTGGAGTCGTAGTGTCGGTTATCTTGACGCCATCTGCTTGCCCAAAACCATCAGTAGCAACATGACCAGAATCGTAGTAAGCCTTAGAGCTATATCCTTCATTGACAGCAATACCAACTAAGGTACTAGCGGCAACCACTAAAGAAGCGGCTGCTACCCTAAATTTGGGCGTACTTTGCTCTTTGATAGGTTCGCTCATACGCCCTCTTGTGCGACCAATCGAGAGATAAATGCTCCCCCAACTGCAAAAAAGGAAAGTAAGGCAAAAATAGTTCTAGGGAAATAATCTGAGAATAGCGGGAGAGTAACTTCTGCACCACTGAGTAAACCTGCAACAACCATAAATCGGATAGACCATCCTTTGCGAAGAATCGTTTTCCAATTAGGATAAAGCTTCATTTTGAAACGTATAACTTAAATGCGCCCCATATCATTGCAACAGCGGCGACCATACTAGAAATATATTTCACGCCCACCACGATGTAGTTTGCTGTTTTCCAAGCCGCGACTAAAGACTGAACATCCTCACGCAAAGCTTTTACTTCAGCAGAAAGTAATTCCATATCTTTGCGAAGTAAAGCGTTTTCTATGGCTTGGTCTTGAGTCTGCATGATTAGGCTAGTTGAGCGTCAGTCGGTTTAGGTAAAGTAGGATGATCCCACTTAGCGATGTAATCGCCTTTACCGTTTGAATCGTTTTGAAGTGTGATTACAGTCAAGAAATCCTGTTGTGTAAGCCTAGGATATAGGGCTATGATTTTGTCGTACATTATTGAGTCCTTATCATTGCAGCCTGGAAATAAGTCAATGTTGCATTTGTTTGTAAACCAACTAAATTAGCTCCTGCTGCTATGTAAACATAAGACTCTACATAATCAGTTGTTCCATTGAGATACACTATGCTAGAAATATTAACCGTATCTATTGACGTAGCAGAAATTCCTTGCCTATATTTATTGCCATTTTTATAAATAGCGATATACATATTAGAAGTCCCTATATTATTTTCTGCTCCAGCGTTTACTTGATAATATCCAGGTGTTGTTGGTGTAAAACGATAATTAGTGGTGTTGTCATAACAAGTTGCTGTATCCCATTCTTTTGTTTGACAAGTAACTTTAGACCATGTTCCCGCGCCAATAGTTTGACCACCAGCATTTAAATAAGCACTAAAAGATGGGCCAAGTGCGGTATTTGCTGCTGTATTCTGAATAGTTCCATCAGGAAAAGTAACTGCGGGATTAGTGCCGCCTACTGTGATACTCATGCTGTTACCTCATCTGCTGGAATTGGAGTATTTCCTTCAGCTACCCATGCGAGATAGGCTTGGTAATCTGTATTTGCTTCATCCATGGGAATAAATGCACCATCTGATACACGCTGAATAATATTTTGATTTTGAATTAATTTATACATTTATAGCTCGCTTACCGCAGTTGCACCAGTTGAAGATAAATAATACATACGACCAGCTCCAGAGGATTGAATTCTCATTGATGTTCCTGCTGTAGTTATATCAGGGGTTATTGGGCCACCATTATTAGATGTACCACCTGTTTGTGTGCCAGTAGTTACAGTTGGTGCGGCTCTCATCTGTGTGCAAAAAGGCAATACTGTATATCCAAATTGACCAGAAGCTGCGGCATATCCATCATAAGACCATGTAGGTAAAATTTGATAGTACCGCTGACACAGTGCTAATTCTTGCTGATATTGACGATACTCATATCCAGTAGCAGAGCTTCCTACTTCTAGTTGAACGCCTGTGATGTAGAAAGTTGCTCCGCTTGTTCCTACGATTGATACAGAACCTGTTGCTGAATCATAATTTGTTCCAGCCCATGCTCCAGCTGTTCCACTTAATGTTGAACCAACCCCAAGACCAAATTTAACCTGTACGCCAATTCCATTATTTGTCAGCCAAGTGCCTGTTGTATCACCAGCAATAGTTACGCTTATTGAGGTCCAAGTATTTGCAGAAGAAATTGTGTAACTAAATGGATATGAACGTGTATTTGCAGAATTTTTTAATGCTCCACCAAAAGTACCAGTAAGGCTTGAATATACTTGGAATGACAAAGTTACAGTTTTTGCATTTACAGTACCCCAAGCCAAATCGTAAGTGTTTAAACCTTCTATTGGCTGAACAAGAGTAAACGCATCACTACTTGTAATGCTATATGCTGAAGAAGATGTTATACCTAAATAATTTACAAATCCTGCTGGAGGTGTTATTGACCCTGCGTTTTGTTGTACTGTGAGTTTTGATGCCTGAGATATAAGAATAACAAATCGGTCTACTGTATACCCTTGAACACTAACACTAGCTCCATTATTCCTTTGGTCAATAACCATCGCACCATTGATAATTCTGTTACGCATAACAGAACTACTAGGCTTTAATGATCCGCCGTCTGAATCTGTAATGGAACTTCCACCGTAGCTTATGCTCATACTAATTGCTCCGCAGTAGGTTTAGCTAATGTAGGGTGTTCCCACTTAGCGATGTAATCACCTTTACCGTCTGAATCGTTTTGCAATAAAATTGTTCCGTTAACAGGAAAAAAATCTGCATCAGTTAATTCAGAATAAATTAATTTAATTTTTTCATAAAGTGTCATTTTATGCGCTCCTAATCATAGCAGCTTGAAAATATGTTAATGACGCATTTGCAATTAATGCTTGTCCAACTCCTATTGTTGCGTATAACTCTACATAATCTGTTGAGCCATTACAAAATATTAAAGCGGAACCAAAGCCACTTCCAGCCAATCCTAATTGAGTTACTTGTTTAAATGCAGAACCATTTTTATAAAAAACAACTGATATAGAAGTTTGAGAAGATGCAGTAGAAATTCCACCACTAAATTGATAATACCCAGCTATCGTTGGAGTAAATCTATAATTTGTAGTGTTATCAAAGTTTGAATTTGTATCGTATTCTTTTGTTTGAAATTGTATTTTTGTTGCAGTGATTGAAGATAATGTTTGAGCAGAGCTTTGATAAGCACTAAACGCTGGCATAGCACC